CCCCAACTTCAAGCGCCGCATCCTCCCCAACGCCGTCCTCGCGAAGCTCCTCCGCGTCGATGACAAGACCGAGGTCACCTACCTCAACCTCCAGAAGTTCCTCAAGGTCCACTTCATCAAGGCGTAACTAGGTTTTGTCCCAATACTCCAACTCCCTCACCACAAAAAGACGAGAGGAACTCCTCTCTCTTTTTCACAGGTGATACTAATGGAGACGCGGTCCAAGACGCTAGGGCTCTGCGACGAGGCCTGGACCAAGGGGATGCCCCTCAAGATCACATCCGATGGATTTCCGATCGTGATGAAGCCATCGCAGAACTGCGAGATCCGCGTGAAGGGGACGCAAACGATTGCCTACGTTGGTCTCCCGAAGACCAAGGAGGAAGTCATCGAGTTTCTTACCACGATTCCTCGGTTGACGAGTGCCGACCTGGAGACGGCGCCGGACAGTGTCTATACCTGGTTGCTCTATTCGAAGGACGGAAGCTCTCCCCAATTCGCAGCGTCTGAGACCGAGACGATGCTTGAACTCGGAACCACGCATTATGCAATCGCAACGTCCGTCGGCGCGACTGGCGTTCACGGCGCTGGGGAAGTCTGGAAGCACGGAACTCAACTGACCTTCAACTTTCTGTCTGGGACCTTTATGCAGTCGTGGGTCCTCCCGAAGGAGTGTCCACTGAAGACGATGGAAGTCTACATCAAACGGAAGCTCCAGACAGAGGTTCTCCCCGACCTCTTCCGCGGGAAGACACTGACGTTCTCGGATGAGACGTTTGTCGCTCCACGGTTCATTCGGCAGGGGCTGACGAAGGACAAACTCGAGACGTATGTTCGCCACGGGTTTACCGTCTGTATTCATGATGCGAGTGCAAAGGCTGAGTGCAAGAGGATCAAGGGCACATGCGAAAAACCTGTCACGCTAGAAACAATGAAAGGCGGGACTCTATCGCTTCAGGGACAGCGCATCCCAATGACCCCACGCAAAGCGTATTTGAATCGGACATCGTCGGAGGACGGCGCTCCATCTCAGGCGGCACTGGCACGTCAGGTCTTTGCGAGTCGTGGACTTCTGGAAAATCCTCGGACTCCGAAGGAACTTGCGCTGGCGGCTCTCAAGCGTCCTATCAGCCCTGGGTCGGTTGGTCTAGGCCGCAAGACGAAGAAGGCGAAGAAGGGTCGCCGCAAGACCCGTCGTCGCCATCGCGGAGGAGATGATCTCGATCCCAATCACGTCGGCGTTCGCATGGCCGAGGGTCTCCTGGGACCTCCTCCGCTCATCCCGATGTTTGAACGGCTGAAAGCTGAGTTGAAGTTGACGGACGCCCAAGTCGACACGATGATCCGAGCCTACAGCGAGGCCGCGGAGGACGGGGTGTATCCGGAGGAGGGCGAGTTTCGCAGGTATCTCATCCACCGCTTCAAGCTCAATACGAGGTCGTGATCCACTCATTGGGCATCTCCAAATACAAGACCGTACTGAAAAACGGCGACATGCGGTTGTCGAGCACCAGCGCTCGTAGTTTCGCATTGGTGAGGAGAGTGGACCGAATCCGTTCGAGAAGCTCTTTCGACTTGACCTGCGCCGTCCGAACCTGAACCTTACAGTCCCCGTTGCGCCATCCGCACAGCGAGGACTTTGAGCAGGTGTCCTCATTGGTGAGCTGTCCGCAAGGTGTCCGCACCTTGCTGAGGAATTGATAGGGAGTCTTCGTCTTGGTCTCATAGGCTTCGGCCGTGTACCAGACGTCCAGCTGGGTCTTCAGAGCCGCTTTGTCCTGCATCTCAACCGCTGTGCGAAGGGGAGCATACTTCGCTTCGACGATGTCTCCATCGGCGTCCGTCTGCAGATCTGTGGCCAGCGACAGGAGGAGAAACTCGGAGAGTTCGGAGACATAATCGATCGAATCCTTCAGCCTCCGTCCTTCTGGGTCCTCGGTCCCGCGAACAAGGGCTTGCTCTCCCTTCAACTCCCCGGACGTCGCTTTCCGGATCGTCTCGAGGACTTCCGTTTCGGGTCCTGTGGTCCCGTCGTCATGCGGGCGAACGGGAATCCGAAAGCGTGTCGCGGTCTCGATCTCAACGATCTGTCCCAGTGCATTCCGGTGGTCGAGGTCTTTGGCATAGGTGTAGAGACCAGTGTGCGTCCGATCGAGTTGGTTGAGGACCGCGACTTGGTCTGTATACGAGGGGAGGTCGCTGTCCACAAGTTCATGGAGCATCTGGGTGGAGACTGGGGAGAATCCAACAACGGGATCCTCACTCGTCGACGCGAAGGGGATGATCGCACGGCCCTTGTACAAGAAGGCTTGATAGAGACCGTTCGGATCCGTCAGAACTCCGAGATCTGCAAACCCCAGCGTCTTGGCAGCACTCAATGCATCCTGTCCGGTCGCGAGACTCGCAGAACAGGCTTTGTGGTGGAGGGCTACGATGTCTGCTGTCACCGTAACAAGTTTGGGCTGGGTGCGATCGATCACATACGTCGTCGCGTAGCCTTTTCCCTTCCGCTCCCGTTTCATCCAGCCGAGAACTTCGAGTCCTCCTGCATCCTCCCGACTGAAAACGATGAGTGTCTTCTGCCTGGCGACGATCGATCCTGTGCGGAACCCGCATCGAACGGTGAACGTCGTCGGATTGACGAGGATGACGCCAAAGGTCAGGACGAAGGACAGATATTCTAGCTCGTCCAGCGGATCTAGGGTGTTCGCCGCGTAGGCCTCTGCAAACTCCTTGATCGGATCCTTGGAGCGCGATGTGCTGAAGAAGGAACATTGCCGAACGATGTCAGGACGTTCAGAGGGAGGAAGAATCCGCCGATGATCGGACAGGAGACGGGGGAGGGTCACAGAGGGACGCCCAAGTCCAATGCGAAACAAGTCCTCGGCTTCGAACTCAAGTCGTCCGCGCACAACTGTCGTGGCGTAGGAGGTTGGGACATGGAGCCGATCCGCCAGCTCCGCAGACAGTTTCGCTGCACGCTCAGGCGGCACATCCTTGCTGTCCTCGTTGAGAATGTAGGTCTCATCTGCGCGAAGATTGCGCGCCACAGACTCCTTGGAGGGGCTCGGGTAGCAACACGGGACACCATCGCGCTTCTTCATACTCTTCGGGTAGGGAGTCCGCTTTCCCTTCGACGTCTCACGCTTGATCACCGAGAACTCCTTGGTACTGACCTTGTCGTTCGGCCGCACCTTTCCATTGCACACTGGACAGTGAAGGGCATCATCGTCTCCTTTGATGAGCTGGTTCTCGCGCAGCGGGATCTGATCGGTCATACACCAAAAGGGCGGGCACATCGCCGTGCCTCCCGGAATGTCGAGTGTCTCTCCGTCAGGTGCAGTCTCATAGGTATAGTCTGGGCCCCGCTCCGGATCGTCACGAATGGCTTGCGTCTGCTCGGGTGTCAGGACGATCACCTGCTGGGACTTCTCGCACTCTTTGCTGTACGGCGACGCAAAGAGCTCTGCGTTGAACGTCTTGAGGCGCTCATTGAAGTAGTTCTGGGTATTGGTCTGTTCCTCCGCGATCTTGAGCTTGCGAGACTTCTTCACCGGCTCGGGGGCTGCGGGTGCGGGTTCAGGTTCATCCGAGACTCCGAGCAGCGCGAGCAGGTCCTCATCCACCTCCTCCTCGACAGCAGGGCCCTCCTGTGGGACAGAGGCCGTCGGAAGCACGGTCTCCTTCCGGCGAGGACAGACCAAATTCACTTCACTGTTGGCGTCTTCTTTGTCAGTGGTCAGGACAGTGCGAAGGATATCTGCATACGCGAGAATCCGCTCGGGATCCGTGGCAAAATTGACCTCGATCTCCTTCCGATCCAGCTTCAACGTCGGGTAGTCCCGCAGAGCCCGATCGCAGTTGATATCCCCCGTCGTGATCTCCTCGAGGAGCTGCGCTGCATCCTCCACCGATGTCTCTAGTTCCGTCGCGAGATACTCAGCTGTCGGAATCGCACCCTCCTGATTCAGCTTCTGACAGGCATCGACCACTCGACGCGACACGGCATCGGAGGCTTGCTCGGAGCGAAGCAGCCGGAACGTCCCACCCTGTTCGCCGAAGACAGACTGCAAACAGGGAAACCGAAGCATATCAAACTCGGTCACCTCCTTCGCATAGGACGCAACCAGCGACATATCCATCAGCTCCCACCGGTCCACAGTCAGGTCCCGCGTATCCAAGAACGGCATCACGGCATCCAGAGAGCGAAGCCATGCATCGGCTTCGGCTTTCATCTCGTCAAGTCCGGCGGTCGAGGTCTTGGCCTTGCGAATGTCGATCGTGATGTCGACAGAGGTGATCGCAATGCGTTGGAAGACTCCGCGAGCAGACCCGCGATACAGGAGAAGGGTTGGACGACGACGCGAGGGCTTCGTGGTCTCATACCACCCGCGAAGGAGTGAGGTATCCAGCACAGGTGTCTTGGTCTTGGGGTCCTCGACATAGAACTTGCTTCGCAGGGCAGAGGTCTCCGCCGTATAATAGGCGATGTACGGAGTGTCCTTCGAGAGTGTGAGCCCATAGAAGATCTGCTCGAACTGTGTGCGCGGAGAGGCAATGGTCGTTGCGTTCAGGGGGATAAACCATTTCGCCTTCGTGATGACAGAGCTCGTGTGCCCTTTCACAGTGAGCTTCAAGAGCTTCCCGAGATCGTCGTGGGCTTTGAGGATGGAGGCCTTGCTCGCATCAAGGTTCGGAGGGGACTCGGGACGGAACATCGGGAAGTACGCCCGCAGCACAGCGTCAGACGGATCCGCGGGGAGTTCGGTGATGCGAAGTTCCGAGGCCGGATACTTGTGGATCGTCTCGTAGAGGCTCTGAAGGGACAAGAGCGGAATCATGCTCGTGGGGAGCTGGATATCCCGCGGAGGCAGGGGAAGGACGGTCTGGACCTTCGCGCCCAGAATGTGCCACTCCTGCCCTCCATCGCGAATGGGAGTGACGGGATCGACCGCCTCCCATTGGTCCTTCGTATAGGCGCGGATGGGGAAGGACGACGCTCCTGTACGGATCTCGGTGACATAGGTCCGGAGCGCTTCCTCGGAGACAACCTGACCATCGCGCGACAGCCGAAAGAACAGCCCCAACCACTCCTTGGGGGTTCCGTAGTAGCCTTCGGGAAGCGTCACGCGAAGCTGGAGGAAGAGACGATCGGGGTGCGACCCCTTCTCAATGGCAATGAGCTCTCGAACCCGTCCAATCGTGTCGTCCCCGTAGAAGGACACCTCGGAAAAGGTTCCTTCGACCGCGAGGGTGAGGGTCTTCATTGTGTTTCGGTAAGAGAAGGTTTGACGAAATCGGATGCCCCCGTATCGCTCTGCGCTTGGCTTCGCATACGGTCGCGATACTCTTTGTCTTTCTGCCTATGGTAGTCTGGATTCTGTGCTCGCTTCTCCCGTTTCTCTCGACAGAGCCGTTCCTTGTTCTCCTCGTAATATCTCTTCCGCTGTTCCGCAATCTCGACTCTGTGTGACTGATTGTAAGCTCTGCTTCTCTCAGCAAACTCGTCCTTGTGCTCTTGGTAGTAGGTCTTGTGGCGTTCGTTGATGGTGTCTTTGTTATTCTCGTGGTATGCGCGGACGACTTCCTTCCTATGGGTCGCGTTCTTGGTCTGTCTCTCCTTTTCCAGTTTCGCTTTCTCTTCATCCGATGTATAGGCGCGAAGCGTGTTGAGGCAGTTCGGATCGTCCTTCTTCGATTGAATGTAGGTGTTCTCGATGACTCGGAGTTCTTTCCGGTTCGCACAGGAGGCCGATTGGACCAAGTCGATTGTCACCTTGTCCCATCCGAGAGTTCGAATATGCGAATAGACCTTTGAAGCCATTGTCTTTGAGGATTCCTTATGGTGCCATAGTCGCTCTTTCAGAGATTGAATCGTCGAACCATAGTAGTAGCACCCGTCGTCGCAGGTCAGCTTATAGATCTTCGCGTCCTCGTATCCCATTGTTGGGTTGCTCTACTTTTTCTGAAAATGGTTATAGCGGAGAGTCTGAAATCGTCATCCCGCAGTACGGGGTCGGGCGCTGGCTGTAGTTGACGGGGGTGTACAGTCCGATCTGCACAGCGTCGTCGAGGATCCTCCGGAAGTTGCTCCAGAACTCCTGCGTGTGCCCGATGGTCTCGGTCATGAGGTGGGCCATCTCGTGGAGGACGACGAACATGATGGTATTCGCATCGATCAGCGGATACTGGGGCGCCTTGGTCTTGTCGCGAAGGCAGACGACGATCTTCTCGCCCTTGTTCTCGCTATACGAGGTGTCCTTCGACGCCATGTCGTTCTCGATGAAGACATCAGACTTGAAGCGTTCGAGGAAGCGGCGCACAGGAGGATCGGCCGACAGGGCCTGATCGCTTTTGTAATGGGCAATGAGCTTGCGGAGGCGAGCCTTGACCTCCGCCATCAGGGCCACAGCCTTCTCCTTGTCGGGGAGGTTTTGCATCTCGTACGACTGTCCGTCTGGTCCGGTCATACGAATCGTGTTGCGGGGTCCTTGCATCGCCATCAGAGCGAGAGCCCCGACACCGACAGCAGCAATAGGAAGCATCTTATACAGAGTGACGAAGAGAAAGAGCATGGACCTCCCTGCGTGTCTCCGCGCTCATAAAGAGGGAGGGTGGTATACGATTTGGCGTCACGAGGACGGACAGCCCAACCACTATGGGATGTATTGCTTTGCGTGCGACAAAGAGCGCACCTTCTGGACACGTCCGAGGATCGTCGTACCAGCCCAGTCACCGGAGCCTGTGATCAAGGGAGACGTTACGCCGAAAGACCATCCTGGGCGTGGGTCGCCTTGAACGGGTCCGGGTCGATGGTGGTGTTCAGGAAGGGACCGATCTTAGACTGGGGGTTCGGGGTCTCCGTGCGGATGTCGTAGGAGGGGTTGCGGTTGGTCTGAGCGATGCCGACCACGTTGATGTTGGAGTGGTAGCCCGCCTGGAGGAAGTTCTGGCCCTTGAGGTCCTCAGCGCCGACGGGGTTCACGGCGGCCAGCGACGCGCCGATCTCACCCTTGGGGAGGAGCTCGGACGAGGAGAGGCTGGTCGACGAGTAGGTCTGCTGGGACGCGGGGGTGCGGCCCTGCATGCCCTGGACGGAGGCGGCATTGCCCCCGACCGCATGCGGGCTACCCATGGACGGCCCCTGCTCGGAGAGGGGGCCAGGGGTGCCAAGACCACCGAGCTCCTCGGCCTTGTCCAGCAGCGCAACCTTGGACCCAGAGTACGAGGTAAAAAGAACGTAGAGGGCGAAAACGCCAGCCAGCATAAGCCCGAGGCGGACCATCTTCGTCTGTGACAGCTTCATGTTTATATCAACCGATAGACAAATTTATGAAGAAACTCTTTGACGCGCTTCTGGCAGACGCGGTCGAACAGTTTCAACGCCCCGAGATCCAAACTGCGATTCTTCGTCCAATTCTCGTCTCTGTCTTCCACCTCGTCTACCCCTATCTGCTAGGCGCGATGGTTCTGTGGGTCATCATGTTCGTCTGCGTCGCATTGATTCTTCTGATTCTTGTTCGGGGCACCCTGCTCGTTGGGATACAGAAGAGTTAGGAGCTCCCCGCGCGACAGTCCCCAGAAGCCAGTGAGGTTCTTCGCCTTGGCTTCCTGGCGGAGCTGGCGGATCGTTTTCTTTTGAAGGCGGAGCTCGAGGGGGAGTTCGGGAAGCGAGAGGAGGCGGACGAGTTCATCCTTGGGAAGAATATAGTAGAGCTTGAGTCCGCGCCCCTTGGCGGTCCGCTTGAGTTCGATCAGTGACATCGTTGAATAGTCCATGGTACTGTCGATGTCCTCGGCACGAACCCATCCGTTTTTGCGCTTTTTTCATCCGTAGAGTACAATGAAGAAAACCGCCGTCGTCCTCGTGCTCTTCCTCGCTGCCCTGCTGACTGGAGTGTTCATGCGGTTCTGGGGATCGTCCTCGCCCGTCAAGTGTGGAGCGGACTCGGACTCGGAGTCTGAGGATGGAAAGGAGCGCTTCTTCCAGCGCGAGATTGGCATGCCCCTCGACATGCAGGCGGTCGCGGGGAAGACGGGTGTTGCGGGCTACAACGGCACGCCTCCCCTCCTGGGCTCTGAGCCGAAGCCTGTTCCCGAGCGCCCCTATGACATGGCGAACGACCAGCAGCTCTTCCAGTTTGAGGGCAACCGCATGAGCGCCGACTGCTGCCCGAGCCCGTTCTCTGGGGACCGTGGGTGCGTGTGCCTCACCGACAAGCAGCTTGCAGAGTTCGCCTCTCGCGGTGGCAACCGCAGCAGCAAGGACTAACTGCGCAAAGCTGTTTACGAACAGAAGCTGTCGTAGAACCTAAATGGAGCACCTTCGCAAACTTGTCACCCATTTCAAGGGCAAGGAGGTCGCCGGAGTCCCCAAGGCCTCCGAGGCTCTCTTTGAGCACCTTGAGACAACCTTTCTTCCGCATGTCCTGCGCATCCTGAAGAAAGATAACACACTTCTTGCCGAGGTCGACCTCTTCCCCGGCGTGAAGGTTCCATGGGAGGGAACGGACGACGAGTGGAAGCTCCTCCAGATGGCGCTTCTCTACTCTGTCCTCCGCGGTGACCCGAAGGAGAAGTTCGCGACCCTCCTCGAAGCGCTCAAGGGCCTCATCCCCGGAGGGTCGACTCAGTCCGATGAGATCCAGAAGATCCTTGAGGACGAGGAGACTCAGTCCTCCTTTCAGGAGATCCTCGAGCTCGTCATGAGCACTCGCCTTGTGGGGGTCATTGGTGAGATCGCCTCCTCCTTCGAGGCCTCTGACTTTGGAATTGATCTGGAGAACCCCGAGCAGATCCTCGAGCTCCTCCGGAACCCGCAGGGTAATGAGACGCTGAATGATATCGCCGAGCGGGCGAAGGGCATTCTGGAGGACAAGATCAAGACGGGCAAGATCAACCAGCAGGAACTCATTCGCGAGATTGAGATGCTCCGGGCCAAGTTTCAGTCATCCTTTGGCAAGTACCTGAACGAGATGATCGTCGGGGATGCAGGCGGAGGCACGACAGGAAATACGTCTGGACAGATTCTGTCGAATAGTCCCGACGCTCGCCGAGCCCGCATGCTTGCTCGCCTTCAGAAAAAGCAGAAGGAAAAAGCTCGTAGCTGAAAGATAAGAGATGTCGCAGCCGTTCTGGTATGACGACCCGAGCATCCTGTTCCGGAGCGATACGTGGTCTCGATTCGTTCCGACCCCCAAGATGAGTGTTCCCGATGCACTCAATGCAGTGGTTCGCTTTTCAGCCTACCTGTCCGTCCTCCTCTTTCTCACCTCGCTGGACCCCTGGTATCTCCTCATCGTCCCGGTGGTCATGGGGCTCACGATCTTCCTGCGGGGATGGTTCCCCGAGGCCAA